CCGTAATTGCACCGTGGGCCGCATCAGTAACAGTAACTGTAGTACTTAAATTAGTTGTAGCGAACGGATTGCTCAGAATGGCTGATGCCCGAATAGGCGTAATGTCGTTGTACTGACCACCTAGTTCAAGGTAGAACTTAAGGTTAGTGCCTACTCCGATTAGGTTTAAGTTGTCTAGCGTAATCCAGTTCCATAAGGAACGGCACAGACCTTGGAATGTAGACACAGAGATACGTGCCCAGCCACCAATCTTTTCAGGAGTTCCTTGGCGGAATCGTACTTTGTCGGACTCATACCAGCCACCTTCGTTTGCATAACGGGTGTTCTCCCGGTTAACGCCCGGTTTTAGTACAAGTTTTTTTAGTGCCATTGGTCAATCCAACAAAGCGCACTCAGCCGTGCGGCGTTTTAATAGTCCCGGCAGTACCTTACCGCCGCCTTTAGTCCAGAGCATCAGTTGTTCTTTTGCGCCTTCCCAATCATTGGCGTTGATTTTCCTCTTTAATGTGCTTGTTTGCAAGCGTCCCGTGCCCAAATTGTAGGCAAAGTCTACGATGGCATTGCACTTACGAACGTCAGTAATCAGGCCGGGGCAGTTACGCAGAACGCCGGGCAGGTATGTATGTTCTAACTCAATCATCAAAAGGGCGTGGGCCTCTTCCTGACTCATTGGCGCATCTTCCAAAGTCACCTTGCGTTTATCTGCGTAGTAGGTAGACCCGTAGCCAATCGTGGCTACATTGGCAGGGCAAAGATACGGCTTGGAGCGAAAGCCCTCAAACCGTTTGCACATCTCTGCGGCTAGTTCTAAATTCATAGCCCGCGCTGCTTCAGAGTTCTATCGAGGAACCAATAGTTAATTGTTCCAGCCAAGAGCGCCGAGAAATCAGGAGACATCATCATCTTGAAGACTTCCATAGGAGAAGCACCTGCAAGCCACGAGTTCCAACCAAACCACAGATGCACAAAAGACCAGACTAAAAGAATCCAGTAAGTTACAACAGGACGAACAGATGCAGACAAACTAGCGGCCCAACCACCAGCGGCTTTGACCATTGTGGCCTGTTGTTCTATTGCAGAATTAAAGGCATCCATTACACCTACGTCTACAGCCGCCTCTCGTTGCGCCCCAATCTCAGCCAGTTTCATCTGACCTCTGATTTGCTCCAGTTCGCACTGACGGGAGAACATTGCCATTTCGTGCTGGCGCTCATTCTTCTTGTCAAAAAACTTGAGAACCTCTGGAGCCAAACGGAAAATACCGCCTAACGCACCGCCCAATATGCCACCAAATACTTCAAACATATTTAATCCTTACAAGATTTTGATTTGTCTTCATTTTGCATGAGTTTGATACCACTCAGGAACCCAATCATGCCGCCGATAAGAGTAGAAAACGCGGGTGAAATCATCTTGAAGATTTCTGCATTGTCCACTTCTTTTGCCCACAAACCCAACATAAAGCTGATTACCATGGCCAATACAGAGATGCACAGGGTGGTGCTTACCATCAGCGTAACCCACAGGGTCAGCTTGTCCCTTGTGTCCGGCGAGGGCTTTCTGACTCTGGGTATTGGCTTCTTGGTCATACAAGTAAATCAATCTCACGTTTAAGGTTAACAATTTGAATGTCCAGTGTTATCTGACGCATCCGGTACGCATAAATCTCGTACTCATACTGGTGAAACTTCTTCACCGTATTGTCAATTTTTACCTGCAAATCCCGTTCGGCATTCTGTTTCTCTACCTTTTTGATGAAGACTTCCTGCTGCACCAAGCCTTTTGGCTGAACTACGGGATACCACTTGTCGTAGCTGACCTTCATTTCTTTTCTCGCTCAAGTGCATCTTTGTAGCCATGAACAACTTTGTTACGCAACCATGTGGAATCTGCCGTACCCGCCCACTCTGCTAGGTTGTTCCAGATCACCATGTATTCTGTTGACTTGCAATGACCTGCGTTCCGATCCAACCACGCCATCATCTCTTTGTGCCGTAGCGTTGGATCGTGAACGGTATAAGCTATTCCATAGAACTCGCGCACATGGCATCCATCTTTGGCTGTGGCTCCAGCCAACATCAACAGCAGTAACAGAATGAGCCAACGCATTTATCACACCACACTCCATGCAATCATGTACGTGCCAAAGATGACGAAGGCCACTATACAGGCCGCCGCAATAATTGCTTCAGCCCAGTCCCACATGGTTATGCAGGCTCAACCCAGTTAGGGTCGTTAGGCCAAGTGATTGTCCAAGGGAAACCTGCTTGACCGGTGATGTCGCGCAGTGCTTGGCGGTATGTAGCCCATGCAGTTTTATCCGCAGTGCTGTCGGCAATCTGTGTCCAGTCGCAGTCTTTCAGCTTTTCTGTACGTGATCTGCGTACATTAGCGGCTTGCTCTGCGTCCTTCATTGCCTTGTATGCAGTTTCCTGCTCGGCGGCTGTCTGGGCAGGCTGATCGCCTTCGGCTGCGCGGTCTGTGAACACTGGGCCAAGGATGTACTTTGTGTACCACTTGCCGTCAAGTTGTTCCACGCCAGAGCGTTGGCTGTACTGATATACCGTACCGCCTGTAGCCTGTGGGCCTTCCAGAACAATGTCACCACCGTATTGGTTAATAAACTCTTCGGTCACAGGTGTGCCAAAAACAGCACCCTGCGTTTGCGCGTAAGCGCGGAATTCGTTGTCAAAAACAACTGCGCCTGTTTCTCTGATTCGTATTTCCATGATGATTCCTTATGCTATAGCCAAGAAGATGTATGTGCCACCAGATGCGTTTAAGCCTGCGGGTGCGGCGGCTGTTACTTTAAAACCTGTAGTGTCAGTATCAACATAGTTTGTACTTGTAACTTCAGCGGCTGTGCTGTTTAAAAACAAGTACGGGTCATTGCCTGATGTGATACCACGGGCTGAATCCCAGACGTACCAGCCGCCTGTGCTATTTGTGCGCTTAATCAAAACAAACCTAGCGCCGGATGTAAACCCGCAGTTGACAGTTTGAAGTGCGCCTGTGCCTGTGTATGAGCCAACTTTGGAAACACCAGCGCAGGTTGCGAATAGGTAGGCAACGTAGGTGTAACTAGAAACATTTGACCCACAGCTAATGGAAAAAACACTGCTTGTAGGCGCAACTAAATTCCAATTAGTATCAACTTGAAATTCAATAGTGTCTTGCAATTGCCCCACTTTGGCTGCTCCTGTTGGGCTTGCATAAACGCTCCACTGTCCAATATTTGACCGCGTTTTTACAATCATCAACTCAGGCACTACGCCTAAGTTGTGCGTCACAGTCGTAGCACTTCCCGTCCCTGTATAGCAAACCTCATCAAAGAAGCTGGGGGCGCGTTGGAATGCATAAGAAACGTAAGTTGATCCGCTACCATTTGCATTGTTGCCCGATCCTACTACAAACCCTGTGTTGTTGAAAATTGGAAGAACGTTTCCTGTTGATAAAGGGCCATATTCAGCGTCTGTATTGGTTGGAATACTCCAAGCGTTCCTTAATTTATCTGCAAAACCTTTTTGGTAACCATTGTCAGAACCACGAATATCAAACTGCACCATGTCTGGCGCAAATCCGCTTGTTATAGTTTGGTTTGCCGCAGTACCTGTATAGGCAACAGGACTAAACACATTTGTCCCCACAGTAGGCACTTTCATCGGGCCTCTGCGAATTGCTATGTAGATGTATGTTGTTGAACCCGCATGACTAACAACATCAAAACCAGTTGCTTTTGGGACAATATAAGCTGAGCCAACAGAAGATTCAGGGGCAGATTGATTTGGGAATATTCTAATGGTGTTTGTTTCACTCATGCCTCGCATGGTGTCTGCAATCCACCATGATGATGTACCTGTTGATTTCTCAAGCACAAATTGTGGCTCATATCCAAGATTAACAGTTGCAGTACCGCTTCCATCAGTCGTATAAGACCCACACGAAATCACATTGTCTGTACCAGTTAGGCCAAAGCCTCCTGCGTCATGGGCAAATAGGTAGGCAACGTAAGTAACACCATTTTCGTTAGTTCCATATCCGTAAGGAAGTCCATATCCGCCGCCACCCGACACCGAATCTCCCACAGTAAATGTTGTTGAAGTTGGCGATGTATTATTAAAAAATCTAGGGTCTGTGGTAAACCCTGAAGTGTAATTTAAATTTGAATATTTTCCAACTTGCGTTCTATGCCAAACATACCAGTCCGAACCCGCTGAAGCCGAAGTAGCTTTAACAATCATACAGCCCGGAGCGGAACCCAGTGCATGATTTAAAACTTGAAACCCAGTAAGAGTAGCTGTTGCATTCCCCGTATAAGTCACAATATCAAAGAACTTTGGTTGCTCTCGGAATGTCCATGAGACGTAGGGGATGCTGTTTTCATTGGCCCAATACGGTGCAGTACCAACACTAAAACCAGATGTTGTAAACCCAGTTACTAAATTTGCATTTGTTGCTTCTGAGCTAGCTGCGTTTGAAGAAAGCCATTTGCTAGACCCACGAACTGTGTCTACCAACGCATGAGATGTTGCACCGCCAGAAGTATCTGTCCTTGCTTTAATCCAAACCAAACCACCATTAGTAGACAAATTTATGCTATTGGTAATCGTCTGTGTAGAGCCATTACCCGTATACAAGTATGTTGAAAACACATCCTCAATGTAATTAGGCGTAAGCCCAGCCGTAGGCCAAATGCCTTGCTGTTTAAACTGCAACTGTTGCTCAAGCGTCCAGACTCCAGATGCAGTACTATTTTCGTACGGGCCTGATGGTGTTACTGGCGTTTTTGTAATCAGGCCGCCGGGGTAGCGTTTAGACATTAGTTACCTCAATCCAAGATGTTGTTGGCTCGTCCCAGCGGTATATCTTACCGTCTGTGGGTCGTGGCGTTGGGGCTTCAAAAGCACACGTTGCTTCGTTAAACGTCCATGATGCAAAGCCATTATTTGTAGCCCATGCGTCTTTTACACGCTGCTGTTTTGTGGCAATTTCTTCAGCAGTCATAGCAACAACGCCGTGAATATCTGTGTAGACACCATTCACTAAGCCATAAGTTACGCCAATGTAATTTTCGTAAACACCAACGATTGGAGCCGCGACACGAACAAATCGAGCAAACTCCGCTGGCAAATTACTTGTGTCAACATCAGGAAATGCTTCGCAGAAGTTGGCTCCTAAAATTGGATGTTCAAATGGTTGACCATCTTTAATACGAATAAAGAGTTCCATTACAAGTTACCTGTGTTTGTTGATGGGAACGAACGTCCAGAACCCCAAATAATTCTGACTGCACCTACAGCACCATTTCCTCCAATATTGCCTTTCCAGCCTCCGCCAGCGCCATAAGCGCCGCCATTTGGAATTGCAGTGCCATCACCAGCAACGCCATCAGCACCTCCAGAGCCGCCTTTGCCATTATTATCAGCGCCAGAAGTACCGCCTGCGCCATTAGAACCTTGTCCTAAAATTCCAACACCACCAGCGCCACCGCCATAACTTCCACCCGATGTAGAGCCACCACCGCCACCACCGCCCGCGCCCGTGCCCCCATTAACATAGTTATTACCACCCGCACCGCCATTACCTGCATAGCCAGCCGCACCGCCACCGCCGCCTACGTCATTGTTTGTCGCTCCCGCGCCACCAGTACCGCCACCATCGTAAGTTCCTGAAGGTACACCACCTACGTTTGCAGGGCCAGTTGGGGGTGTACCCGTAAATCTACCGCCGCCACCGCCGCCAGCAGTCATTGTTCCAAAACCAGCAGCAAATGATGATGACCCCCCATCCGTCCCGTAATCTGTGCCGCTTGTACCCCCGCCAACACCCGCAGCGCCAACAACTACTGTATAAGAACTTCCGGGTGAAACAGTAATACTATTTTTATATACTAGCGCACCGCCGCCGCCGCCCGGTCTTTGATATGAGCCACCATCTTTAGAAGAGCCGCCACCAGCACCAACAGCAACAACGGCTACTGAAGTTACGCCCGTTGGGGCAACCCATGAGTAAGTTCCCGCAGTTGTATAGGCATCTTGACCCGGCGCAACGGATGTTGTAATACTGTTACTTGCCGCACTAGCTGGACTTGTACCGCCGGGGGTAGCGGCAGTTACTGTAAATGTGTAAGAAGTAGATGCAGTTAATCCGCTGACTGTAATAGGGGATGTCCCAGTTGCAGTAATTCCACTGGGGCTTGATGTTGCGGTATAAGTAATTGCTCCAGCGCCTAAATTGGTAGGCGCAGTAAATGCCACAGTAGCCGTAGTTGCTCCTGTAGCTGTAGCCGTACCAATAGTAGGCGCACCCGGTGTTGCAGGCCATGTACTTGCGTTAACAGCCTGCATCTGCTGAGTAATCGTCCAAATACCTTTAGCCGTACTGGTCGAGGTTGTTGGTGCAGTGGCGGAAATTACCCCGCCTTTGTAGCGACTGGACATCTTCTACCCCGTTTAGCTAATGACTTCATAACTTATGCTGTATGTAATACCGCTGGCTGTGCCGGATGTAACGGCAATTGAATGGCCTTCCATCAAGTATATAGCCGTGGTTTTATCAGTCACGATCAACGAAGCATCAGCAGGGACAGACACTGTAGACACGATTGGGTAAGCCGTACCGCCCGATGGGGCAGAACCTTTAGCGACCGCGCCGTTGGTGTAGATAGAAACAGTAGCGTCCACAGCAGAAGAGCCGTTCACGTTAGCCGCAACAATCTGGTTGATCTTAAAGACCTGACCGCTGGATGCGGCATTAGGTACAAGTACCAAAGCAGTTGTACCGCCGGGTGTTAGGTAGTCAGTTGTGCCGGAGGCTGTGGTCGCGGCTAAGAGATTTGGGTTTGCCATTTAAAGCTCCTTAGAATCCGAAAATAAATGAAATCATTGTGGCTTTGGCTTGGGATACGCCAGAAACCGGAAGTGCTTGGAAAGTGGGGGCTGCTCCAGAGTTTGCCGTTAAAACATAGCCTGCCGTGCCCGCTGCCGTAGTAGCTAATGCAGTGGTACTAGCCGCATAAGTTACACCATACTGTGTAAACGCACTAGATTGCCCTGTACCGCCCGATGTAGCCGCAACTGGAGTTGTAGCTGTTAAAGTAGTAAACGCACCAGCCGCAGGAGTGGTTGCGCCTACTGTACCGTTTAAAGGGCCACCAAAGCCTGTGGATGTCAACGTTGTGCCGTTCCACGTCAGGTTAGAAGAAGCACCAAAAGCGCCTGAACTATTGAACTGAACCTGCGTATTGGAGCCTGCCGCAGAACCACCGCCCACGTTCACAAAGTCGGGAGTAGCAAGACCACCGTCCCAAGCAATGATTGCCCGCGTGCCTGCCGCTACAGTTATACCCGTTGTAGGAGATGTAGGGCCACCGCGAACAGTAACAGCGTAACCACCTGTTGTATCGTTAATGACAACATAGATTTTGCTTTGCTTGGGTGTGTTGATATACCGCAGTGCTGTACGTGCGCCCGTGCAGAGAAGAATTGCGTACTGTGAACTATTGCCTGTTAGACCCGTGCTTGCGTAAGTACCTTCTGTAACAGTTAAATCAATGTCTGCATCAGTTGTAATTGTCTGCGTACCCGCCACCGCAACGT